GCAGGAAACCCAAAATGGACAGCTTACCTCGCAGCCAAGTTTCATCCTCATTCTTCTGATACCCGAGCTACTTTCCGTTCTTTATTCGATGAACTGTTTTGGATTAACCGTCACCTGGTCCACAAGATCAAAGACGCCAGTCCAGCTTTTTTCGAAACCGATGGTACCCCTCGCCCTTATTACTGGGTGAATCTACACGCACGCGCTCATGTCGTAGGTCCCGAAGACGACGACAAAATCAGAGCAGTGTTTGGAGTTCCTAAGCTCTTACTTTTCGTAGAGAATATGTTCATATGGCCAATGCAAGCAGACTTACTCAACCGCGATCCAGCAGACTCACCAATGATGTGGGGATGTGAGATTCAACGTGGTGGATGGAAACGTCTACGCAACCTTCTTCTCAAAAAGACCAACAATCACCAAAGGACTATCTTGTCCGCAGATTGGTCTCAATTTGATCGAAGAGCATTGTTCCAAATCATAGATGATACCCACGAAATTTGGTACTCATTTTATGACATGGATGGCACATACCAACCAACAAACTTCTACCCAGATGCCAGTACTGACCCTGTCAGAATTGACAACCTGTGGAGATGGTTCACTTACAATGTGAAGCACTACCCGATCCTCCTTCCCGATGGTCGCCTCGTCCGATGGACTAGGAATGGCATTGCTTCCGGATTCCAGGAGACACAACTCCTCGACTCATGGGTGAATGGAATTATGTTACTTACCTGTCTTTCAGAAGCTGGTGTCGATATCGAACACGAACACTTCTTCTTTAAGCTACAAGGCGACGATTCAATCTTCGCTTTCAGTGAGAACTTTTTCCGCATGTATGGTAAACGCCGATTTCTCCAAATTCTTTCTCGAATAGCAGAGCAGCGCTTCAACGCCAAGCTTTCTGTCGACAAGTCCGATCTACATGATCAATTGGACGAAGTCTACGTTCTTGGTTACTACAATAGATCCGGCCTCGCGTACCGAACCGATGTCGATCTACTTTCTCATCTACTCTTCCCCGAACGAGCTCAACGCCTCCCAGCTACCGCCGCATCATGCGTCGGAATTGCTATGGCAGCTCAAGGATGCTCAAGATCCGTGTACAACGTGTGCAAGGATGTCTTTGACCACCTGACAATCGATCTAGGTAGTAGAGTGAAATACGATGATGCCTGGCTTAACAAAGTCAAGTATCTTCAAGGACGCTACGTGTCTGAACTAGACACCGATGTCCCATCTCAAACGACCTTCCCGACTTTCGAGGACACATACAATCAAAATTATGTTCTCAAAGGCCGATCGGAGTCAGAACGTCAGAGCACCTGGCCCACGGATCCCTCGAGGACCGGTGGATTCCACTTTCTTTGAACTTTTTCTTGCTTTTTTTTTTATTTTAAG